CCAACACCAATCTTAAATGGTGATAGAGCTTCTTCGCCTGCAGTCACATCATCTAATGTGTCTGAGTAACGTACTCTTAATGTGTGGATTTGACCCACTGGACCTGTCATTGGCTGTACACCGACTAATTCGTTGGCGATAACAGTTGGCATAACACGTCTGATTACTGGTAGGATAACTCTGTTTAGAGTTGCAACATTTCCTGCTGAAGATGCACCTGCTGTAGCAGTCTCTGCCAAATACCTTTTAGTATTTTCCAGAGTCACGCCCATCACGGCTTTCTTATTGCCTTCTAGGCCTTCAAGAAGTGCAGTCTTAGTATCCTGCCAGCGACTTTCTAATAGTTCTGACATTTTTTTCTCCTTATTTCAATCCTGCAAGTCTTCTAATATCTACTACATTATCTGGAGTAGACGGGCTTGCATCTATGTCATTGGTTTGTTTATTGCCTGTAATTTGTGTGCCTTCAGTAAGTGTTGCCTTGGTTTCCTTAGCTGGAGTGTTCCCTGCGATAACGCTTGGCATGTACTTGTCGAAAGACTTGTGTAGTTTTTCGGTTTGTACAGATTCCAGTAAGTCAGCCATGATTTCTCTTTGCCCTTGGTTTAAGGGTGAAAGGAGCTCATTCATAACTTCTTTTCTTTTAGCAGTATCGTTAGCAATTTTAATCTCAGTATCTTTACTTTCAACTAATTTAATTGCTTGTCCTGCCATTTGTTTAGCTTCAGCTAATTGCTTATCTTTTAACCCAACTACTTTTAATAGTTTAGCTGTTTCAGATTTTTCATTAAGATAGCTGTTAGTGTATTCTGATGCAAAAGATTCGAAAATCTTACGTCCAAAATCATTCTTACGAGCTGTATCAATGTCTTCCTTCAATTGAGTCATTTCTTTTGTAAGACCTTTCTCAACTGTTTCAGCAACAATTTTAGTTGCGTCTGTGATAAACTTAGATTTAACTTTAGCTAGATGTTCTTTGGCTTCGCGTACTAAACGTACTTTTGTCTCAGCCAAGTCTTTTTTATCTTCATAAAACTCTGCAATTTCTTTAGATAATGAATCAACAACAAAATTCTCAAGTTTGGAAAACTTTCCTGCCATAGCTTTTTGATCTTCATGAAGCTCACCGATCTCTTTACCTAACTGTTGCACAACAAAATTCTTCATTAGATTTGCGTTTTCACGCATTGCTACTGCATATTTTGCTCTTGCTTCGGCTAGTTTCTGACGATCGTCTGCGAACTCATTAAGTTCTTCTGCAAGTTTTTCTTCTAACATAGTATCAATAGCTTCCACCATTGTTGCTTTGTCATGCTCATACTTTTGAGCGAATTCCTCGCGAAGTTCAGCTGTGGCGCTCAAACGATTCTCTTGAATCCTTTGTTCCCATGCTTGTTCGATTTCTGCTCTGATTTCTTCGGAAATAGCATTATTTTCAAAGAGTGCTTTCAGTGCATCTAACATATTTTTCTCCTTGTTAGCGGAGACCGTTNNCCACGGCTATTTAATAAGTGTTCGTATATGGGCGTTGGATACGCCCCTGGAGCACTTGGTTGAGCAACGGCATCAACAGTAATAATTTCAAATTCGCTGACCTCGCCGCTTCCATCTTCTTTAACATTTCCAGATCCCCTAGATGAAACACCTAATTTTACACCATTTTGTATCATGGTTTGAATTAGCTGTCCCATCGGGGTTGGAATTACTTTAAGTTTTCCGTAACCGTTTGGACCATCCATCCACATTTCTGTGATCATATGGCTTACACGATCTAAATTAACATTAAGTCCTTCAGGATGATCTACTTCACCTAATACACTATATCCACCTTTAATTTGATCGTTGAGCGTGTTGACAGCTCTACTAATCTCAGTTACAGGATATACACGTTGGTTAGCGTTTCTAACACCACCTTGTATGCAGATACCTTTAAGATACAGGTCTTTTCCACCTGAATCGTTTTCAGTAGTCTCGACGACCATTTTTGCTTGGTCGAATGATAGTGTTTCAGTTAAGTTTAACATCTAGTTTCCTTAATCTCAATTAAGAACCAATAGTACTTTTACTATTTGTTCCAGTTTCGCCTGCGCCTTTTTTCTCTGCGCCATGGCCTTTAGCGTTTGCACTCATTGACTTAGAAGCTTTTGCGCCTGGTACGTTAACGTTCCCTGCGTTGTCTTCTTTAGGGGCACTTGCTTTTCCGCCTTTTTCATCGCCACCTTGTGCAATGTTTCCAGCATCTCCGCCCATGTCATTTTTACCAGCAACTGGTGATTTAGTGCCGTCTGTTCCAGTATCGCCCATTTTAGGTGTTACTTTCTCTACGTACTCTCTCATTTGCTCTCCAGCAGTTTTAGTGCCTTCGAAAGCTGGTGCTTCGTCTTCTACGCTAAGTTCGGGAGCGACATCAAATGCCTCTTCCTTGTCTTCATCACCTTCGTCATCCATATCCATGTCAGCGGCATCGTCGTCGCCTTCACTGTCATCTGAATCACCTGACATCATTTTTTCAAATTCTGCTTTAAGGTCATCAAGAGCATCTTCTAGATCAACTACACGGTCTTCGATTTCTTCTTCATCGCCCATGTCGCCGTCTTCACCTTCTTCGCCGTCTGCTTCGATGTCACCCATCATATCGTCAGCCGCGTCGCCGCCCATTGGGTCAGCTTCTGGTGTAATTTCTCCGAAATTTTCGTCAACTTCTTCGTCTGATGCTTCATCTACTTCTTCATCAGAGGCTTCGTCAACTTCTTCGTCTGTTGCTTCGTTAGTTTCTTCGTCGTCTGAAGACTCATCTACTTCTTCATCTGAAGCTTCGTTAGTTTCTTCGTCATTTGACGCTTCATCTACTTCTTCATCTTTTGCTTCATCGACTTCAAGATCTTCTAAATCTGTTTCTAGCATCTTTTCATAGATACCACGTGACTTTTCAATAACAAATTCGTGGAACAGTTCATCTGCGCCAGCACGGTCGTTATTGACAAGTTTTTCGAGCATTTGCTCTAATTTATTGTCTGCCATTGTTTTCTCCTATATGTTTAATTAATATGTAAGGCTGTCTAGTATTATTTACACTATGTTTAATAAATGTACGGAAAACGGCGTCAAAACGAATCGTTTAGTCGCAAACCGTCTAAAAATCATAATATCTTTTAAACTCACTTACTGTTATGTGAGATAAATTCGTACATTTCTTTAACTGTTTTGGTACAAAGTCGTCATTATCAGCTACAATCCTAATATATCTCTTACCTTGGTGTGCATCGCATGTTGATGCTGTTTGCCTTTCCCAGTTGCCGAAGTATGTTGCAGGTTCGCCTTGTTTCTTATAGTTATGTGTTCCTGCGTACAAGTTATTTACCTTACTACGGTTACCTTGTGAGTCTAATAATCCGTGAAAATCAAATCCTAGTATATAAATTGTATCGTGCGGGTGTGTACTTGCTAACCATAATGCTGTAGGGCCACTGCTCCAACCCTTGCTAGGTTGAAAATAATTAAATCCTTGAAAGGAATGAAACTGTTTGTTTGGATTTGTCCAAACTTCGTGTTCCATTTGCCATTTGCTTTGATTAATTTCAAGTATCATTTTTACATCAACAGCAACTAGGTAATGCGGTTCAAAATGTCTGAACATTGCATTACATGCATATACTTTACCGTAATTTTTAAGTGGATATAGGTCTATGTCTTTGCGGCTTTCGCCATTACCTATAACAAACGCTACAGTCATTAGTAGACATCCTATACTTGAGGTTGTGCTTGGATACCGTACATCTGACGGATGAATCCTAATTCTTTTTGCTTTTCTTCTTGGTGTAACTCTGATGCTTTGCGAGCTTTGTTTATTTGACGTAATGTTAATCGTGTTTTACGTGTGTCATCACGATTTACAATGCTTTTATCATCTGTAGCATCGTAAGTCTTATCCTCAATGGGATCAATAGTTTCTTTATCAAAATAAAATAATTCTCTTAGTATCATGTTAATATTTATCCTATTCGGTTGGAGGAGTTTCGCCTGCGCCACCTGCATCTGGTGTTGTTACTGATTCTGGTCCTCCAGTTTCGCCTGTGGCAACACCTTCTTCACCTTCGGGTGCAACGTCTGCATCTGCTCCTAGATCACCTTCAATACCTGCTCCACTAATACCTGCTCCACGCATTTCTGCACTAGCATCAGTTGGTGCTGTTGACAATGTTTCGTCATTTTCTTCTTTCCAATAGCGTTCGTTATCTGCAATTTCTGAATCACTCATTCCTAAGAAACGTTTCATTGCATATCTATTACTGATAAACGGTACAGCTTGTATCTGTGCAAAAGTACCAATACGCTGATTATCTAATTCACTTTGTCTATAACTTGCAAAGTTTTGTGGTGGTTGAAATAATAAGTCAAACATTGCAATATCAACATTAATACCTTTTTCTAATAGATAACGTTTGAATTCTTGGTTGAATACTTCAGCTATAAGGTTCTGTAAACGTTCGCAATACTTGTTAAAGCGTAGCTCTTGTATGTATGCAGTACCTACTCTGCCGTCGTTAAATGAGCTTTGACCTTCATCTTGTGCCGCGGCTGGTAAGTATGAACTTGGAATACGTAAACCTCTTACTAGTTTATTTGTAAAGTATTTTAAGTCATCAATCTCACCTAAGTTAGTACCACCAGGTAGTGTTTCAACTTTAGATCCACGTCCTTCTGCTGTTTGCGGAAAGAAATAATCTTCGTTAGTTGACAGAGGATTGTAAGCACTGTCAATAACACTTGTGCCGCCACCTGTTTTACTTGGAATACGTCTTTGATGTATTTCTGTTTTTACTCGCTCAACAAATTGCATAGCTAAGTGACTTGGCATGTTACCAACATCAACATAAAATACTCTACGCTCTGGAGCTCTTTGTGTTCTGTAAATAATAATAGCATCTTCAAGTAATTCTTTTTGTTTATATACTTTAAATATGCCTTCTAATAGTGAATTACCAAACGGTGCATTGTTGTCTAAGCCTTCGCTCAAACTCATATGTACCATATGTTTTGCATCAATGGCATGTTCTTTCATTTTATCATGGCCAAAGCGTCCTGCACTTGCACCAGATGTTTGTGTGTTACCAACCATACCACGAACACCGCCAGTTAGATAACCATCTCCACCGCCTGTAGCATTTCCATTTGTAGTATATGGTGTTGTTGCAACGTTGTCAATAAAATTTAAATTAAGATCTTTAACAATATATTGTTCTGGTTTTTTACCTTCTGATTCGTTAACAATAATACTGCCAACTTTTGCTGGATCAACATGATGCCATTTAGTAGTTTCTGGATCTCTAATAAAGAAAGCATCACCATATTTAAAAACGTTACGCACAATTTTAAACATGCGTGTGCCAAAGTTATTAAGTTTAGTCCATTGTTGTAGATACTGTTCAAGAACTTTAATTTCTGAATTAGTAGCCGTCTTTTTAAAGTCGATACTAAAACTTGTTTTGTTAATAGGATTTTGTTGGGAACAAAATTCAGCAAGGATATCAAGTGCGGCATTTACTTCACTGTCATTATCCATTGTGTTGTATTGTCCGTAACGCTCAACTCTATTAGGAGCGCCTGTGTATACATCAGGAAGAAAACTTGAATAGTTTGAACGTGCCGGTCCAGGTTGTGTGCCTTGGCCCATACTTAAAGGACTACTTGTTCCTGCTTGTCCTTCTACTGGTGTAAAATATCTTTTCCAACTCATATTGTGTTCCTTATCCAGCCATTATATTGCCGTTCAATGCTTTTACGGCTGTTGTGTTCTTTTTTGTTAATTCGATAAGCTGGACCATATTAGTATTTAACATCGCAAGCTCTGTTGCACTTGAAGAATTGGCTGTTGTTCCTGGTGGTTCTTTCGGCTTAATAGGCGTAACAGAAGATTGCTCTTCCATTTCTGGCTCACTGCCGTTATCGAACGGATTCCACCAACTTCCACTATCTTTCTTTTTCTTTTGTTCTGATGCTGGCGTATCATCATCGCCACCAAACCAATTGAAGGGATTTAGCTTACTAATCATTCCTCCGACTGCATCTTTTATTTTAGTCCACAGCCCACTAATTTTTTCTTTAAGCATCTCAGTCATCGAACCATCAAAGAACGCAAAGTCAATTGCTAAAAATGCACCACCGATTGCAGTAGCTATTGCCGCTCCGATCAGTGCTGGTACTGATAATAGTGCTCCGCCGGCGGCTGTTAACGCTGTACCGAGTGCTGTTGCTATAAAGCCTGCCGAAGCTGTTAATGCTGTGCCAACAAAGCCTAATATTGCTGTACCGATAGTTCCAGCTAACGCAACAATAGATGTTGTTATAGCCGCAACTGCAGGGCCACCACCTAGTGCCGCTGTAATAACAATGCCAAGTGACGCTACTGCCGCAATACCCCATGCTTTCAATTCAGATCCTATGTCGCTAAGGAATCCGCTAGGATCTGCCATGAATTCTTCTGCAAATTTTTTCACTTTAGGTAAAATATCATCTACTAAGTATTTTCCAAACTCTAATAGTTTTGGCCACATTAGTTTAAATTGATCTCCGATATCTGTTAGAATTTGCTTACCATCAGTTTTTAACCAATTCCAAGCATCGTTCATTGCTGTTTCAATGGTGCCTTTGTTAGCTTCAAATAAATCTACTGCTGTATCGTAGTCTGGAATTAAGTCTGCAATAGCATCTGTTGCTTCTTTAAATGCTGTTGTGTTTGTAACAAAAGCCTGTGATGCTCCAGACAGCTGTTCTAGTGTAGTAACACTATTTCCAATAGCCGTTGTAAGTTTGTCATATTCTGTTTGTTGTTTTGTAACTGAACCTTCAGTAGCTTCAACAGCCATTGCTAATTGTCCACCCATTGTCAACAAACTACCAAATGATCCGCCAGCGGAAAGTGCGGCATCAACACCACCTAGTTCAAATTTCTTTGCTAAGCCTCCTAATTCATCACCAACATCTTTAACAAAGTTGTTCATCTGTTCAGGATTCATATTTTCGATATCTGTAGCAAATTGTCTAAACACTGGACTGTTAGCCATTAACTGTCGTGTCACTGGATCGTTTGCTATGCCGTCTGCCATATCTACAAGTGCCGCTTCAAACTCAGGAGATATTTTGTTCGCCAGTGATAAGTTATTTCTAAATTGGATTAATTCATCGCCGGACATTCGAGACATTGCAACTTGTCTACGTATGTCTGTGTTCTTAGCTCGTTGTTCTTCTTCAATTTGTTTACGACTTTTACCTGTTAATTTTGCAATTTTATCAAGTTCTAGTGAATACTTCGCTGATCCTGCCGCTATCTGACTGTCAGTCATATATCTATCTCTACCTGTAGATACTAATAATTCGTTGTAGCTGATTAGGTTTTCGTTTAATTCTTCTGTAGTTAAACCCATTCCTAATAGTTGTCTACCTAGATTGCCTGTACGCATCTCTTTTGAAAGCCTACCAAATCTACGTGTACCTTCTTGTACATTTCCACCGAACATTCTTAGTCCTTCGGATTCACTTGCAATAACTTTAGCAAGAGTCTGCATAGATAATCCTGATGCGCCTGCAACCTGTGTAATCTCAAACATACTATTACCAAAGCCTGCACCAACTGATGACAGTTCTTTGTACATAGTCATTTGATTTTCAATTATTCCAGTAATAATATTAAGTCCAGGAACATTTTGAGTAAACTCGTGTATACTAGTTTTACCTTGGAGTAATCCAGTTGCCATTCCGGTAACTGCACCAACTGCTCCACCGATAGCCGCTGTTAGGCCATTAATAAGTCCACCAGCTACAGAAGCCGCGGCACTACCTAATTTAGCAACTGCTCCAGACGTCTTTCCAGATGTTTTCGCTAGTTTGTCAAGTTCTTTTTGTGTTTTTGTAGTATCAGGGCCACCTCCACCACCACCGGATGGTCCTCCTACTTGGCCTGTACGGCCGCCTAGTTGCTTTAGTATCTGTCGTAGAGTTGCTTCTGAAGCCGCATTTTGTGCTTCAACTTCGCCGATCCCAGGAATATCTATTCTTACTGCCATTTATTATATACTCACTTTATAAAATACCATAAATACTTTTACGAATATGTTAATACTATTTAGCAGGAGATATAAACATGGTAGATAATAACTTCCCACCACAAATGGGACAGCAAGGTATTCCTATGGCACAACCGCAAGGTAACCCATTAGCGAAGCACCTTAGACAACCAAAGATCTACATCAAGTTGCCAAGCGGTGGAGATTATTGGCCAGGTAAGTCTTTGGAGAAGACGGAAAACGGCGAATACCCAGTTTACGCAATGACAGCAAAGGATGAGATTACGTTTAAAACTCCCGATGCGTTATTAAACGGACAAGCAACTGTTGATGTTATTCAGAGTTGTATGCCAAATATTAAAGATGCATGGCAAACGCCATCTATTGATATAGATACAATCTTAATTGCAATTAGACGTGCAAGTTATGGCGAAAAAATGGCAATGACTGCGTCTATTCCAAAAACAGACATTACTAAAGATTTTGAATTAAATTTACAAACACTTTTTGATAATTATATGTCAAAAGAATTTGTTCATACTTTTCAAATTGATGGATTTAAAGTTCAGATACAACCACTAAACTATAAAACTATTACTGAAGGAATGATCAAAGCGTTTGAAGAGCAAAGAATTTTTGCTGTTATTGATGATAATACTATTCAAAATCAAGAAAAGTTAAAACAGTTTCAAACAAGTTTTTCTAGACTAACTGAATTAAACGTACAAACACTTATTAAAAGTGTTGTAGCAATTCAGCCTGACGGATCAGACGAAGCTGTTGTTAATCCAGCTCACATCAAAGAGTTTATTGAAAATACTGATGCAAAGGTCTTTAATCAAATTAAAGATCATATTGAATCTCAGAAAAAACAGTTTGAGCAACAGCCATTAGAAGTAGAAGCTGACGATGATGAAATTGCGGCTGGTGCTGATAAAATCTATAAAATACCTATTGTTTTTGATCAAGGCAATTTTTTCGACTAAGGATCTTAACGTGGAGCCTCGAAAAAATCCAAGACGAGGTTAGGGTCCTAGAGGGTGAGGTCAAAGAAATTAAAAATGAGATGGTTCGTATCTCTTGGTGGATGCGTGGCGGAATACCAATCACTGATGCTTATGATTTAGATCGCGACGATCGTGAAATTATTTCTAATTTAATTAAAGAAAATATGGAGTCTGCTAAAAAGTCAGGTATGCCTTTTTGGTAGGATTTACTTTTTAGAATTTGCTCTTATGCGATCCATGCCAGCGGCGTAGTTTGCTCTGCTTTTTTCATCTGGACTTACTTTTCCATCGTTGTTTACATCTGCTGGATCTTTTTTAGCTTTTTTCTTAGTTACAGTATAACCGTTTGCTTCTAGGTATTTTTTTGCTGATGCAATATCCATTGTAGGCGTGGCCATATCTTTAGCGTCTGCTTTGCTAGTATCTTTTGCTTTGCTAGTATCTTTTGCTTTGCTAGTTTTCTTGGTATCTGTATCTGCTGGAGCATCTCCGTATGCACTTTTCGTAATAGCACCACTTTTACCTAAATTTGCTTGGAACCCTTGTTGGACAAAACGTTTAATTACTTTTTGAACTTGTCCTTTTGATAGTTCTACATCAGCTTCCATTATCTGTGCTTCACTATACATACTACTATTCATTTTTCCGCCTGTCAAGTCTAAATTGCCTTGTGCGTCTGCTCCGGTAAGTCCTGATGCTTGTGGTGAAAGTTTTTGTTTAAGTTTACTTGCCGCGCCTGTAACAGCGGCCGCTCCAGATTTTGCCGCGTCTTTTCCAGCCTTATAATTTTTAGATGCTGATTTTTTTAGTGAACGCATTATGCCTGGTTCAGCATTAATATATGACATTACTGCACTTGGCTTACTTGCAAATCCTTTTGCAACTAAAAACTTTGCTAAACCTTTTGCAGTCATACCTTTCATTTTAGGATCTTGTTTGCTTACAGCATAAAAGTCTTTATAAATGTCAGATACTTCTTTATCTATTTCAACGTCTAGCTGTGCGGCTTTGCCTCCAGCTGTGTTTTTACCTAGTGTTCTTTTTAAAAATCTAATAGGACCTTCATCAACTTGCTTAGATTCTGTTAAAATGTCGTATACTTTCATAGTTTAGCTCCCGATTAATTATATTTATACTTTTGAACACGGAAATACTTAGTAAATAGACTACAGATGATAACAAGATATCGAATACTAGACAATCTCGATAATGAGATTGACATTGTAAACAGTATTGACGAAGTACAGCAATATATAGAAACAATGCGTGATACACACCCACATCTACAGCTCAAATACGAATCATTTGAAGTTAGTAGTGTTAAGTCGGGTTTTGGAAGAGATCCTGATCTGCACTAAATAGTGCCTATGTGTTCGCCTATATTCTACTTCTTAGTGTTAACAGTAGTACTAATGTGGATAATCTATAAGAACAATTAGAATTGTTACTTCGTAACAATTAGTTTTCGCTTACGCTCAAACTACAATACTTCGTTTTTGTGATAGAAGTAATAGATATGAATTAAAGCAATATTACGTAGTAATATTGTAATTGCTTCATGTAGATTGTTTCAGTCAGACGGAACCTGTTTTGTGGTTCCATCTAATCTTGACACTTCATGTGAGTCCGTCACAGCCGAGATTCGGAAATAGGTATTTTCACTGTTCAATGGGCTCTGACCTTTCCCAACCTACGTCGACATTATGTACACTATATTATACATTATTGGTGATAATGTGCATTATTGTATACAATATTCCCCCGCTTCGTTCCTAGTGCTAAAGGGTTTTTATGAACATTGTGGTTCTTGGCTAACAGCAACTAGCCTATATTGATCGTTATGGTTCGTATGAATCAATATGTTTCGTGTGTGGTTCTCACGCCACCCTTTACACAGCGGAATTATCGATCTGGCCCGCTATCCTTATGTGCTGTATTGGCTTGCCTATAATGTTTTTAAGTGTTCTTTTAGAATTTTTGAACCGCCTACACGTACATTAATAATACCGTTGTAGTAATCATCTGTTTCTAGTACTCTGCGTTCAAACTGTTCTCGTGCCTCTAAGTAACTTGCAATGCCTCTGCTTGGACAATAATGTAATATTTCTCTAGTAAACTTGTCTTCGCCTAGTTGTGTAACATCAGCCTGTAGTCTATCGCTGGATCCCCAGTAATCTCTCCAGTCTGATTCTTTTGTTCCACGTCTTTTATTTTTTTTGCCTTTTAGCGGTGGCTTCGTTGTTTTGAATTTTGCTAGTTTCTTGCCTACGTACTTCATGCCATTGACTTTATTTGTTATCAAGTAGACAAATGCTTCTACACCGTCAGGTATTTCTTCTACATTTTCACCTTGATAAGTCCATTGCATATTGGTACTTACCGTTGCCTATGTATCTGGGGCCTCTTTCTTGGAATT